ACGCTGGCTTTCTGTTTACGGTGAAAAGGTCTCTGTTCTGCTCATACATCTCAGGCGATGTGATTGCATCACCAGCATCCAACGACAGGCGCTCTGGGCTTGCCATGCGCTGTGCGTTAGCAAACTGCTCGTTGACATCAGTCGTGGGCTTGATTCTGCGGGATAGCTCAAGGCGCATACGATCGATCTCAGCCTGTGGATCGCCACCGTCTTGCATATGGACAGCACCGCCATGCGCCTTCGTGATGTCAGGCTCTGACAGATCATATGTTCCTTGGTTTCCGATGGCGGACTTGACCTTGGAGGGATCAAATGCAACATATGCATCACCCATATCAACTCCGTCAAATCCTTGCTCTTGTAAAATTTCTCTACTTCTTTGATTTATTAATTCCTTAGATATGTTTGGCTCTGATTCCGCTAGTTCTTTGGCTTTATAAAATTGTGCTGATGTTGCTGGATTTTTTAATGAAGAATACAACGGCATAACATTCGGATTGTTACCATTGCTTACTTTGTAGTGTGAATAAATAGAAGCAAATTCTGGATTTTTTGCCATCCATATTCCCAATGATTGCGGGTCATATTTGAACTCACTAAAATCAGAACTAGTTCCATGATACAGCCGATCTTTGACCGTACTCTCCCTAAGCATGTTCCCCAAGTTGATATCACGCTCTGCCTTAGGCAGCACGCCCTGCGCACGACCGACCGCCATCTCCGCCTTCATCTGAGCTGGAGTCTTGACCTTGGGTGCTTTAATTCCTGCCATAACCGCGCTCCATCATCTCAATACGCATCTCTTCTGGGGATGGGTGGACTGCGCCGCCATGCTTCTTGACGACCTCTAAGCTCTCAGGCTTGGTGATCTTGAACCACTCGTCTCGTCCGCCTGTGCCTGTCGCTGGGCGCTGGTAGCCCCAGAACCCGCCAGCCTCAGTGATGCCGGGCATCAGGCGATCCATCGGCTGCTTGTTTGCTGACAGGAGGTCGTATATCTCCTCACCAGTCATGCCTGTGTCCGCAGGTAAGCGGTTCCAGTACCGACGCATCTGGTTGACTTGCTCAGCCGTGTATGGCGTCTCATCCATCCGCAGGAGCTTCTCTACAGGGATGTCGTAACTGTTCACCATCGGCGGACCCTCCAACCCCAACTGACCCAGCTTATCCGAGCCGCGCTTGGTTGCGTACAAAGAGTCGGTCGTCACATGCAGGGGGCGCTCGTTGGTTGGCTTAATCTTCACAGGACTGCCGTGCATGATGCGCACTTTCCCGCCACCTGCCATCTGCTGCGGCTGGTTCATCAGCGCCAAGTTCGCCAAGTCCATGTCCAGCATCCTGAATGCCTCAGGATCGGTAATCGTGTTCTTGATCGCCTCTTCGGGGGCGGATGTAACCATGCCACCGTCAGCGTATTCGCCCTTCTTAATCTTGGCATCACGCTCTGTGATGAACCCCATTAGATTATCTAGCCATGCCTGATCGTGATATTGGATCGGCGCAGACATTGTGAACGCTCTGGTGTCCGATGACTTAGGTGATCCCAGCAAGCGTCTTCCCTCGTAGTAATCCTTGAAGTAGACTTCCGCAGGAACTGTATCCGCCAGCGATCCAGCATACTCACCACCAAGATGGATTGGATAAGTCTCGTGTGGGACTTCTGGTTCAGTGATGACTCGTTGTCCGGGCTTGAACTCTGCAATCTCGTACCCAGTGCTGCCAATCGGCTTGTCGATCAGCACAGGATCGCTCGTTGCAAACCTCGCAGCCGCAGGCTCAGGAAATCCCAATGTCTGTGATCTGCCTTTATTCATTTCCTCAACGAAGGCTTTCCGAAGATTTCCTGTTCCTTCTTTTTTAGACAGCAATTGCTCACGCAACTCAGGGTGCTGAATGCCAACAAATCCTGCATATGGATATTTGATTTCACCTGTTTGTTGATTCTTTACAGGCGTTGTTCTCAACCGATTGTCAAACAATTGAGCCGACTCTTGAGATATGTCTAATGGGTCAAACATATTCAGCAGCGTCTTCGTGGTCATCGTGTTGAAGTCGCCACCAGTCCCAGACATAGACACATGAGGAGCGTACACCTTATCCAAACCCTCTAATGCCCTTTCAATCTGATTGTCAAGCGCCGTGATAACGCTAGAACCAGAAGCCCACGCATCAGGGTTGTCACGCATGAATCGAGAGCCGCCCTGTAGATTAACCTCTCCAGACAATGGCGCTCCGTTGACAGAGATCAGCCGTTTGCCTGTATCAGCAGAGTCACCAACCAGCGGAATGCTCGCCGAACCAACCATCGACTCAGGCGTAATTATTGTCTTTGGCTTGAGTTCACGATACATATCGTACTCAGCGGTGTACTCAGACGGTAGCTTTGTGAGCTTTACCCCACCACCAGCAGGATGATACAAGCCAAGTAATTCGTTTTCTGTTTTGCTCAACCGCTCATTGTTGCGATACTTCGACATGGCAATGTCAAGGCTTGTGCCTTTGGAGCCACCAGTAGTTGGTAATGCGCCTGTCGTCTTGACTTTAGGTGGTTTTGCCATGATCACGCCGCATATGGGTTCACCCGCTTGATGCGGGTATCGTCAACATAATCATTATCGTCGTAATGAGGTTCTGGGTCAATATCAAGGAAGCCAGCGTCCCTCAAGTATCGTAGGGCTTGGCTCATGGTATCGACATAGTCGTCGTGGCTCGTCTCAGGGAATGCACACACCTGTTGCACGAACGGCTCAGCCCAATCTCTCACATAGCCCTTCTTCTTCGTGGACTCAGGCAGGTACACCCGTCCCGCTGCGATGATGTTGGAGATCAGGTGAACCCTCTGCACCTTGTCGAGCTTACCGGGGTTGTAGCCACGCACCTGAACATGCGCACGCCCTAAGTCCTGAATGAGTGACTGACCGCTCGCCTTCTCCTCGATCAGCACGAGATCGACCCGCTTGCCCGGCTCACCGTACACCGCGGTATAGTCATCCAGCAACTTGGGCTTGAGGTCAGGGTAGGCGAGGTGTTCGCTCCAGCAGTCCAGAAGCATCGCACACAACGGACGATCTAGCGGCTTGAATATCCCCCAGACCGAGCACGCAGTCGGATCACCAGTCGTGCGCTCGGTGAACGCAGTGTCATAGCTCTGTAGGACGTACTCAAACTGAGGGAACTCCCGCTCCGCGGGCCAGAGGCGGAACCAGTCACGATTGATAATGCCCCCTTCCTCTGGATCGATGATCTCAGCGTAAATTTCTTGCCGACCAATTTTCGTCCCTTCATAGCTAAGTATCTGCTCCCGAAACGATGGCGCTAGGTTATCGATGTTGTCGTATGTCGAAGCGGTGGTCACCACCACATTGTCACCATCACGCCCGATCAGCTCCATGATCAGCTCTTTGGGCTTAGGGGTCGTGGTCGCCAGTATTCTTGTGTGTTCGCCCAGACGCACGGAGAACATGATCATGTCCCACGCCTCTCTAAGGTACTCCCACGCCGCTAACTCATCGAGCCATGCCCCATGGTACTGTCCGCCACGGAAACGCTCTGGCTCGGAGCTGGGGACGCCCTTAATCAGCGAGCCATTGGTCAGCTTGATCTCGTGGTAACTCTTGTTGTAGTCCTTGATCAGCTCCCGCGGGATCACGCTCAGTAGTCCTGAGTCACCCTCAAAGCATGTTGAGCGAACATCAGCCGATGTGGGGGCGGAGACCAGCCACCTACTATTAGGCGTCGTCCACGCCCACCAGCCAATCTGCTCAGCCGCCACCCTTGTCTTGCCAGCGCCACGACCAGCCAGTAACAGCCAGATCGACCACCAGTCGCCCGACGGGAGTATCTGGTGCTTATGCGCAACCGACAGCCACTTCAGACGCCAGTCAAAAGCAATCCTCTGCTCGATGGGGGCGGAGTCGTACTCCTTACGGAACTCATCACTCTTAATTATCTCAAGAGTGTCAGGGTAGTCCTGAGGACCACCCTTAGATTTCTTCTGACTCATTCTGGAGCTGGAGCTTGCGCTCGAAGTTCAGGATCGTCTCGTCTAATACATTAGAGTGCTTGATCTCCACAGGCGCATCCTTGTCGCCAGCCAGTATCTGACGGTCGCCATATCTGCGTGGGTTCCATTTAGCCAGCAGCTTGAGCTTGATATCGGCGCGTGCCTTGACCAGACTGACATAACCCTGATCGATTCTATTCCCACCTTCAGACAGGATACGCTCAGGCTCTTCATACAGTTCCCCAAGCAAATCCTCAGCGATTGCGTCAGTGCCAAGCTCCCTTGCTTGCGCGAAGCGTGCGGAAAGTTCTTTGTCCTTTCTGAGCCAATCATAAAATGTTGACCATGTTGGCTTGCCCTCCTCCCTGCATATCTCACGCAGAGGAGTGCCGTTAGATACCCTCGTGCATATCTCATCCACTAGCGCTTCTGTGTACTTCGTAGGTCTTCCTGTGTTCCCAGCCATCATGCTTTCTCTCAAGGCATTGTGATGGAAGCATTGTAGTGTTGTTTCGGCGCATTCGCTACTTCCTGTTTATGCGGACTAGGAAACAGTACGGAGTCTTCGGGCAAAACTCCCCCAAGGGTAGCCGTAGCCGCCCCCGAGGTGTTCCGTGCTGACTGAGGTATCCAGTGACTATCGCAACGGGCTGTGCTTATCGCTCATTATTCCAGCACAACTGATCAGACTATCGCCCCCTAATGTGCGGGAACCCGATACCGCTCTGACCGAGCTTGTCATCACAAGGTGCTCTGGATTCAGCTCTCCCGCCAGATTGACCTGACGGAGCTGCACCCATTGCGTGGTGCTACCTGTGACCGCTCTCAACTCCCACGGTTGGCGCTTTCGCTTAGTTCGCCACTTCCATCTACATGACCCGATGCGTATTCAGCCTAAAATCATCATGTATGACGGGAGAATAAAAAAAACCGCTTTAGTCTATGCCCCGATTGGAAAGCAGCCTTTGTAGGGCTGACCCCCTTGCGGGGCGGGACACAGAATAAAGCGGTCTTCTCTCATCGGCTTTCCATGTCCGACAATATAAGCAAATTATATACTACTTTTTTATTGTGTCAACAAGTATCAACACATACCAACACGGATGGGGATTGATAAGGAGCTTTGAGCACCTGTAATCCGCCGGAAAAGGACTCAATCCCCATGCGTGTTGGTGTGGGCTCACATGAAGCAGTGTTCAATTAAAGAGCGGCGAAGAGTGCGAGTGCCTGCCAAGGTACTCATGGTTCCATGCCACAGGGCGCTAACCCCTGTTACCCACACGGATGAGCACAGTATGCCCATGCGTGTAAGTGCTGGTTACGTTTATCCAGCGTCAGGAAGGAGAGTGTAACCTGACCGATTAATCACTTACAGACATTCCAATGGTGTCCACTCCCTCGGCGCATAGTTTCGACTGAGGCGGCATACCCTAACTTGGTTTTTTTGTTTTGCATTAAAAATTTCTTGCGCTCATAGGCATCTTGTTTATGAGATTCAGTTTGCCCAACTTTATCTGCGTTCCAGCGCTCAATCATTGGGGCAAATGACAAACGCTTTTTGTTGTCATCGTTGTCCCAGAGCTTATCATTTATTACCCTCATCGCCATGTTAGTCCATGCACGAATGTACTGGTTTTTAAAGTAAAAATGCAAATTGACTGGCATCCAAGGATACTGATCGTGAACATCCTTGTATTGAATATCTGCCGCGTTGATAGCGGAAAGATATGTCTGAACACGCCAGTTTTTTACCCACGCCACAACAAAATACTCAGCGGCTTTCTTTTTATCAAACGGTGTCATTTTTGGCTCCATTACAGAAACGCAAGGAAAACAAACAGCAGAACGAAAGATACACCTGCCAGAACCTCATCCCAGAACCTGTATTCCATCATAGCCATCCCTCGATCTCAGCCTCGATCTCGCTGATCAACTCAGCGTACTTTGGATCACGGCGATTCTTGACCAGAATCTGTACGATGTTATGCAAGGCGTCGCCTCGCTCCAAGCGGTTGTGCCAGTCAAGCCATGTCAGCCCGTTATCATCAATCCCACGGTGCTCCAAGATGTTCATCACATCGTCGGCGCTCTCTACACAAACACCCCACTGCTCTTGTCCGTTGTATTCGTTCATGATCTCTCCCAGTGGGGGCTTGCGCCCCTGTGTTGGTTTATTTTTTTACCCAGACTTGGCGAAAGTTCGATCGTGCGTTAGTTACTCCGCCTGTACGCATCCATACTTGCTTTTTTGTTGCTGCACGTTTTTCTTCAAAAACTGTGCGCTCTTGCTTTACTACGTCTAATGCTTGCTCAATGCTAACGGTCTGACCACTAACTATAATTTTGTATTCATTTGCCGAATCGCTGCGATCAATACTTAACAAATCGCTTTCAAATGATAGCCAATCTGTAGGACGAAATTTAAGTACCTTGCCATTTAAGATACATTCAATTTGATATTTCATTTTGATCTCCTGATAGGGGCTTGCGCCCCCGATTGTTTAATCAATGTATGCGTCACACTTTCTTAGTGTTTTGCCAATGTTAAATTGCTGTTGTGCTTCATCGCTGTAGTATCCGTGTCCCCATTTTTTGCAAAATGCCAATAATTTTTTACGCAATGCAAGAGGATGCCAGTATTCGCCCTCTGCGTGTAAATCAAGTTCATGCAAACACAAAAAACACAAATTAGAAATTTCTGTATGTTCGCTTGGTTCAAAATAAGTAACGTGTTCAACTTTAGAAAAATCTTTCATAGCGTTTTCAAATGATTTCATCTCATCTCTCCCAGTTGTTCCTGACTGCTTTGTCAGTGATTAAATATTAACACAATATTAACGATTGTGCAGATTATTTACTAGGTGTTTTCCCTAACTGTTGTTTTTTTGCTTTCCACCCTCATGTGTTCTTCCCCTTGCTCTGATTGCTTTGGCATACTGCCCACACCCGTACTCATCCTGCTCTTCACACAACTTCGCACACGCCTCACGCTCGTCTTGGCGCACTAGCTCGACCAAGCGTTCAATTTCTAATGGAAATATATCCGTCACAGCGGGCCATAATCCAACCTGTTTCGACAGCTCTCTTGTTCGTTCGTTAATCCTTATTACACCTCGCTCAATCTCTTGCTCTATTTTAGCTAATTCAGTCAGCGCCTTGTCTTGCTTGAACCCTTGCACACGCCCTGTTTCAAACGCCATCTCGTAAAATCGTTCAAGTTGTTCATTCCAATACCCGTCTGTTATCCAGATTCCATTTTTATCGTCAGAAAAATCATTGAACCCTGCTTGTCTAGCAAGTTTTGTGATTCGTTCGTTCATTCCCGCCCCCCGTTCATTGCCCTGTCAAGCTGCTCATCCATCTGCTTGTTAGTCACCATAAATAGCTGTGCTGTGTACTTGTTTAACCAACGGTATCGCTCGGCATCAGCCTTGTAGCTTCTTAACATCCTTGCGACCTGAGCCATCTCTTCGTGCGTTATCATGTCG